CCCCCCGACAACGTCAGCTACCTCGAGATGCTCGAACCGTTCCGCCGCATCGGTTACCCGATCTACGGCTGCAATCTGGCGGCCGTCGAGTGGGAGCTCGACCGCGAAGCCGGGCAGAAGGTGATGGAAGAATGCGGCATGCGCATCATCCCCGGCAAGACCTTCCACGACTACGACAGTGCGATCGCGTACGTAAAGAAGGAGGGCAGGACGTTCGTTTCGAAGCCTTCCGGCGATGGTGAGCGCGCGATGTCGTACGTCGCGAACAGTGCCGCCGACATGGTCTACATGCTCGGGCGCTGGAACAAGATCGACAAATACCGCAGCGCCGCGCGCGAGGACGGCTTCATCCTGCAGGAGAAGATCGAGGGCATCGAGATGGCCGTGGGCGGTTTCTTCGGCCCCGATGGCTGGTCGCGCGGCTGGGTCGAGAACTGGGAAAACAAGAAGCTCATGAATGGCGACCTCGGCGTCAACACGGGCGAGATGGGTACCACGGTGCGCGTCGTGCGCCAGTCGAAGCTGGCCGACGAGGTGCTCAAACCCGCGACCGAGCATCTCAAGCGCATCGGCTATGTCGGCTATGTCGATGTCAATTGCATGATCCCGGTCGACGGCAAGGGCCCGTATCCACTCGAGTGGACGATGCGCGACGGCTGGCCGATCCGGCACAACCTGACCGCGCTCATCGAGGGCGACCCGGCGCAGTGGATGGTCGACAAGCTCAATGGGCGCGATACGCTGAAGATCCGCATGGACGAGGTGTGCATCTCGGTGCTCATGGCGCTGCCGGACTTCCCCTACTCGAAGATCACGAACAAGGAGCTCTGCGGCATCCCGATCTATGGCGCCGAGGACATGGAGCACCTGCACTTTTCGGAAGTGATGCTCGGCACCGCGCCGCGCGAGGTGAACGGCAAGGTGGTCGATCTGCCCGGGCCGGTGACGGCCGGCGACTATGTGCTGATCGCCACGGGCACCGGCGAGACGATCACGGGCGCGCGTCGCAGCGCATACAGCGCCATCAAGAAGGTCAAGATTCCGAACAGTCCGTTCTACCGCACGGACATCGGAGTGGGGCGGCTCAAGAAGCAGCTGCCCGATCTGCAGGCCATGGGCTACGCGAAGGGCCTGAGCTACTAGGAGGGCGCTATGCCAATGAAGTCCAAGGCGCAGAACCGCGCCATGCACGCAGCCGCCGAGGGGCGTTCGAACCTCGGCATCCCGAAGAAGGTGGGCAAGGAGTTCACCAAGGCGCAGCACGGCAAGTCGGTGAAGAACCTGCCGGAGCGCAAGCGGAGCAAAAAGTGAGACGTTCGATGCGCGACGGGCTGATCTCCGAATCGAAGATCAAGCAGGCACTGACCGAGGCCAGGGGCGACCTGTTCCTGACCGCGTCAGTGCTGGACTGCACTCCGGTCGAAGTGGATCAGTACATCCGCGCATCCCCAGCTCTCCAGCAGTTTGCGGCAGCGATCGAGCAGGTCAAGGTCGATCCCGCCTATTCGCGAATGAGCGCCGAGCAGTTTGAGAACGCGCTCGCAGACCTTGGCCGTGCGTTTAAAGTCGTCGGCCTGCAGGAGCTGCATGAGCTGGCCACGATGAACCATGGCGACAGTGCCGCTATGGCCAAGGTAAAACTCCAGGCGGCAATTGCCCTTCGTGGCGGTGAGCACCATGTCGGCGGTGACCGGGAAGTCGAGCACGCACTCGTCGAACTGAACCAGCTCTACCATTTAAACGCCCCTCGAATTAAAGAGATCCGGCAAACCGTCATTCGACTGGAAGATGCTCGGGAAGTGATTCAACTAGAGCCCGAATCTGGTCTAGACCTTCTATAGCCTGCGCGCGTTTTTCGGCGAGCTTGTTCCAGTTTGGCTCGTTCTCGGGAAAGGTGAGGTATTTCAGGAGCTTGATGTGGCCGAGGCGCGCGAGCTCGTGCACCGCGATCTTGTGCCCCGACTCGCGCACTTCCTGCTTCGACACGGTGCGGCCTTTCCCGATCCACTCCCACGCCGGCAGCAGCGCCGCATTCTCGGGCGCGAGTCGTGCCTTGATTTCCCACTCTTCCTTCGGCCTGAACGCCTTGCGCATGCGCATGACGTGCTGCTTCGGCACGCCGCTCAGGTCCGCGATTTCCTGATCGGTCGTGCGCTGGCCGCGGCAGTGTGCCCATAGCGCGCGCAGCTGCATCTCCGACGAGAAGCGCAGGTCGATCGTCAGCTCGTGTTGCGCCCACGTGTGCGGTACCGGCACGATCGCCTCGTCCTGCGCGCCCGCGGCCGTGTGCTCGAGATGCGCGACCGTGAGCGGGCACTCGATGAAGACCAGCGCATCGGACTGGATCGGCTCCTGTCCGACGGCGAACTGACCGCGCTGGAGCAGAACGCCGCCGCGCTCGCGCCAGCGCGCGAGCTGCCCGTCGGATGCCTTCTGCCACGCGGCCCACGCATAGACCGGTAGCCCGTCGAGGCCATCCGTATCGACAATGATGGGGCGGATGTTCACGTAGCAACAATGCAGCTGCACGTGCGTGTAGGCCGCGTAGGCCTTGCGGACCGACTCGACCACCGAGCGGGTGCGGTAGAGCTTCATCAGAATCTGACCTTGATCATGAGCACATCGGCGCCGGTGCTCAGCCCGGGATACGGATTGCCGCCGCCAGTCGCGCGGTAGTGCCGATAAGAAAGCGTGAAATCACCGTGCGATACGTTCAGGCCGGCCACGTATCCAAACTGCATGACGGTCTTATGCGAGAGGTCGTGCGGCTCGACCATGTAAGACAGCAGCGATTCGTGCCACGTCTGCCAGTACGCCCACCCGCCGCCTTCCACGCCAAAGCGCCAGCCGCGGTATGTGTATCCAGCATCCAGCGTCAGCGGCACGCCCTGAAGATGCCCCTGCCCGTTGAAGACGCTGTAGACATTCCCGTGCGCGTAGCCGTGAACCTGATGGGTTTGCGGGTTGTAGTTTTCGTCCGGCACCCCGTCGACGCCAGCGCTGAACGTTCCGATGTAGACGTAATCGAGATGCCAGCTCACATCAAAAGCGCCATGCGAATAAATCGGACCCGTCAGACCGACCAGAAACGCGGGCGTCGCCTTCGTTTCGTGGTTCCCGGGCGCACCCTGCTGGATCCATATCCCGTCTCCCATGTCCTGAATGCGTGAGGCGCCGAGGCCGAGCTCGGCGTGCACGTAATCCGTGATGCTGTCGGCGTGAGCCGACGCGCAAACGAGCGCAGCCGCAGCTGCGATAAGATGTTTCCCAGCCATGAATCAACCTCCAGTCAGGTTGAGTTGTGGTCAGGGGCGCGGGAGTGTTGGCGCACTCCGGTTGCCCCGCCTCTTCATTGCGTCGAGCAGGATGTCCTGCACCTCGCGCTTGGTATCCCGGCGCAGCATCACGTCCTCGTCGACCGTGTCGCGCGCCACGATGTGATAAATGAACACCGGGCGGTTGTGCCCGGCCTGCAGCTGCCGGACCGGCCCGATCCGCTCGATGATTTGCTGGTATTCCTCGAGGTTCCACCAGTGGCCGAAGAAGGCGAGGATGTTGCCGCCGTCCTGCAGGTTCAGGCCGTGGCCGGCGCTGGCGGGGTGGGCGAACATCACGGGGATCTTGCCGGCGTTCCAGTCCCTTATCGTTTGCGGGTTCTGGTCGAGGACACGGCCGCGCGGAAAAGCGCGCGTGAGCCGAGCCAGATCAGACTTAAAGTGATAAGCGACGAGCACAGGCATGCCAGCAGCTTCCTCGACAATGTCTTCGAGCGCCTGGAGCTTCGCATCGTGGACCTCCTTCCAGTTGCCCTGCTCATCGACGTAGGCCGCGCCGTTGGCGAGCTGCAGGCACTTGAGCGTGCGCGCGGCCGCGTTCATGGCCTCGATGTCGTGCTCATCGATCTCCATGAACATCTTCTTTTCCATGTCTCGGTAGAGCTGGCGGGCGCCGCTAGGCAGATCGACGTAGACGGGCCGCACGATCGGCTGCTCGAGGTCGAACCAGTCGGCCGGGTCGAGCGAGATCGTGCAGTCGCGCAGCGCCGCCTGGATCTGCTCCTGCGCGTGCTCGAGCGGCTCGACGGCGTGATAGCCGCGGTCGCCCTTCATCGGCCGAAACCAGCGGGATTCGAACGCGGAGTAGCTGCGCCCGAGGCGCTGGCCGCCGTCGACGAACCACTGTTGCCCCCACAGGTCGCGCAGACCGTTGGGCGAGGGCGTGCCGGTGAGGTTCGTCCAGCGCTTGACCTTGGTGTGCGCCACCTGCGCGAGCGCGCGGCCGCGCACGCTGCCGCCTGAGCCCGCGCGCAGGAATTCCTTGCCGGCCTTGCTCTTCTGGTTCGAGATCCGCGTCGACTTGAGCTTCGTCGACTCGTCGGCCACGACGGTGCCGAACGGCCAGGGGCGCGGGTTGTGCTTGAACCAGTCGATGAGCCAGGGCAGGTTTTCGTAGTTGATCGTGAAAACCGGCGCGTCGCGGCGCAGCTGCATCGCGCGACGACTAGCGTCGCCCACGATCGGCACCACCTCCATGCCGCGCAGGTGCTCCCACTTCTCGCACTCGTCCGGCCAGGTGGACTGCGCCACGCGCAGCGGTGCGCACACGAGCGTCGGCATGGTCTCAATGCCGAGCGAATAGAGCGACTCAAGCGTGGTCAGCGTGCTGACGGTCTTGCCGAGGCCCATGCCCGCCCAGACGTTCGAGCGCTCGACCTCCGACTGATAGCCGGTGATAAGGCCCTGATAAGGGCGGGGGGTGAAGACCTGACGGCTCATGCACGCTTCTCGATCTGCTCGAGCAGCGCGCTGCGCCTCCAGAGATGGAGCGCATCATCGAGCGTCGGGCCGAAGACGGCGAGATCGTCGCTGTAAACCATCCACGTATCGATGTGCAGCCGGCGGGCGCGCGGCTTGACCGTGTGCCACGGTGTGCCCGTTTTGTGCCCATCCTCTAACCGGAGATTCATAAACTGCCCCAAAATGTCCCAAACCCGCTTTGCTGACCGGCGCAGGGGATCAAGACTTTTGACTGAAAAATCAGGCAGTTACGGACGATCCGTGAAAAACCGGGAGAATTCGACGTTCGTGTGCCAGAAGTTTGTCTAACTCGACCGCCGCCTGGCGTGCGGAAGTCGATATACCAGGCATCGGAGCCTTTGCGCTTTCGGATTCCCATTTTTTACCTCGTTCATCCGCCTGCGCCGGTCGGCGCTCATTGTACCCGGTCGACATTTCAGTAAGGCGCTGCGGCCAGATGCGCCAGCAGCCGCCCACCTTGAAAAAGCCCAGGCTGATGCGATGCTCGTACACGGTCCAGTAGGACACGTTCAGCAGCTCGGCGGCTTCCTTCAGCGTAATCGCGCGCTCGCTCATAGCAGCCCCGTCAGGCGCATGCAAACCAGCACCGCGATCACGGCGCACCCGGCGCCGACGCGGACAAAGAGCAGGGTGCGCTCGACCTGCACATAGCGTTCATAGGTCATGTCTGGTCCCTGATGTCGTATCCGTAGTCGCGCCATTCCTGACGTTCGACAGCGGTCCCCTTAAAGACGGTTACTTCATGGAGGTGGGGTTCGATAACGTCACACCCGGCGCAGCGCCAATGGCCGGAGCAGGTATCCGGCCGGATGCCCCTAGCAACCAATCTGCTGACTATTTCTCGGAGATTCATGCCGGCACCTCGTCGAGCACGTCCTCGTCGACGGGCACGCCGCCGATGGGGCGCAGAAAGCGGTCACCGCACGGGACTTCGTACGCCCGTGCGAGGAAGCCGTTATCTCCACGCCACAGCAACGGCTTATCGCTGCGAACCCGCCAGATCGCTTCCTGTCCGGACGTGTCAAGCGTGACGTAGTCGCCGCCGATCAGCTGGTAAGCCTCAAAAAAGAAGGCCGGGGAAATGACCTCAACAATGCGACCGATGTTCTCTGGCGTGTTGAGCGCGGCGACGATGATCGCCAGATCTCCGGGTTTGCAGTTCATCATTCGTCTCCCAGCTTGACGCGCCGCGAAACGTCGACGCGTCGCCACTCGGTCATGTCGCGGATGAAGTTGTCCACGCCGAGCTTGGTGTCGATCACGCGCACGTCACAGCCCACCTGACGCAGCCGCGCAATCTCGCGTTCCTGACCCGCGCGCGGCCCCTTGCCGGGGCGCTTGAGCTCGACCAGCACCACCGGCACGCCCAGAAACTTCACGAAGCGGTCAGGACCGTGCCGGCGGCCGATCCACTGCAGCTTGCGCTGCTCGCCGCCGTGGGCCTTCACCTGCGCGATGAAGTAGGCCTCGACTGTTGCTTCACGCATGGCGTTGTGCCTTGATGTCCATCATCAGCAGTTCGAGGCGCGCGCGGTTGGCCCGCACGATCAGATCCTGCTCGAACGCGTCCAGATACTTGCGCTCCATCGCGACGCCCTCCAGCTGCGCGGCGAGCGCCGTGAGCCGGTACTGGATGAAGAGTCGTTTAAGGTGTCGTTTCATGGTCTCACTCCTTGCGGTAGCGGTAGCCGGTGAATCCGCCGGCAGAGAGGGGCAGGCCCTCGGCCCAGTCGGGAACCGTGGAGATCAGTTCCGACAGGTGCGTGTCGTTGTAGTCGTCGGTGTCGGGCGCCTCGGTGAGCAGCTCGTCGTGAATCGAGAGCACGATCCCGTAGCCGGCGTCCTCGACGCGCGGCATGTTGTAGAACAGCACGTCGCGCGCGATGGCCTGGCACAGGTTTTCGAACAGCTTCCCGCCGTAGGTCTTCACGCGCTGCCACTTGCGGGTGTACTGGTTCACGCCCATGTACGAGATCTGCCCGCTGTCATCGACCTGCGGCGCGATGTAGCAGAGCTGGCGGCCGCTCGGCAGCTGCACGCGCAGCCATTCGCCGTCGCGGCGCAGGTAGATCCGCCGTGCGCGAAAGACGCGCCCCGGGTTGCAGATCGCCTGGATAGCGGCATCCTTCAGCTCGGGCCAGTAGCTCGAGGTGGCGGGGTGGCCGTGGCGCCAGCCGCGCTTGAGGATGTCGCAGGCGATGAACGTATCCTGCGGCAGGCCTAGCGTGCGCTTCTGCTTGACGGACCAGTCCCAGAAGTCGCGCGCATCGCGCACCATGGCCGGATTCACGATGTCGAGCGAGGACAGCACGGCGCGCTTCACGTCCTCGAGCTCCATCTTGTAGGTCATCGTGAACGTGACGAAGGCGCCCACGCCGCCCTCGTAGGCCAGCGCCAGCTCCTGCACCTTGCCGAGCTGGCGGCGATCCTTCGTGACCGCGTCAACGCTCACACCGAACGAGCGGGCATACGCGAGCTTGTAGAGGTCAGGGCCGGTACCGGCGTCGTATTCGCGGAACGCCTGCAACTTCCACTGCTCGCCCGCGAGCCACGCCGCGACGCGCCCCTCGATGTTGGAAAGGTCGGACACGACGAGCCGCTTGCCGGGCGCGCAGATGATCGTGCCGCGCACGACGTTCGCGGTCAGGCCCATCACGTTGCTGAACACCAGATCGGCGCAGCCCGACTTGAGCGCCTCGATGCCCATCTCGGTGTAACGGTGCGCGTCCTCGTCTTCCCACTTCTCGACGCCGAGCTCGCGCGCCATCAGTTCGACATTCGGGCGCGGCATGTTGCCGGGCTGGAAGAGGCGGTGCGCGGTGCGGCCCGTGCGGTTTGCGCCGCAGAACTGCTGCGTGCCGCGCAGCCGGCCGTCGCTCGACACGCCGCGCAGGAGCGTCTGGTACTTGCTCGTGCTCGTCATCGTCGCCTCGAGGCGGA